TATTTCTCGCCAATGAGACTACATTTTCACGAACTGTTGCAGAATCTAAGAAAGATTCGTTCACAACCATGTTCGAGTTGAACGCAGTTATGTAAGTATTGTATGCTAGAGTATCAATTAAAACCGAAAAGTTAGAACCTTCAAAATCAAAGTCCTTAAAATCAGAGTTTGCACGAAGATAACTCTTAATTTGTGTCTTAATCTGATCAAAATCTAGATTTGTAAACTTAGTGAAAGGCATATTATCGAGTTGCTTCTAAGATGAATGAGAATTCCTGAGTTGGTAAACTTTGTCCTATGATATCAAAGAGTACTGTAACATCAAAATTGTTTCGATCAGGTCTTGGTTCGACTTGAACTTGCACATTAGTAACTCTTGTCTCAAAATTACTAATTGTAGTCAATATTTCCTCTTCAATTGAGTCTGCAGTTGCCACATCAACAAAATCAAAAAGGAGTCTTCGGACTCCAGACCCTAAAATAGGGTTAAAAAATCTTTCACCAGGTATTGTTTGCACTAAATTACGAACAGAACGAGTTATTGCCCTCTCGTTACGAAGAACAGGAATATCTTTAGTGACTGGATGGGGGTCAAAAGACAAACTAATGTCTTTAAATGACCTTGAAACCCTTTGCCCGTACATTTATTAATAGTTTACTCACTTTATTTATGTGAGTTGTGTAACACTTATCCTAAATCCATTCCTTCTATTTCTATATTTCCTGTAATCGCAGTATTTCCGACTCCAATGTCACCAAATGATCTTTCTTTTGATGTTTTCCAAAAATAATTGTCTTCATTACCTAATCCATCACGGTCATGACCATTCTCAACTTGATAATACACTGTTGAAACCTTAAAATCAGGCACTTTTGGTGTCTCAGGGGTGATACTATTGTCGTAAATCCTCATTCTATTGTTAGGATAGAGACAAAACTGTCCATTATCCAGTTCAATCAGGTTATGGGACTTATGTTCAGCAGGTTGTTCACTCGTAGAGTAGTCAATTGCGTCTACATCGGAGTGATAATTATCTAAAGTACAGATATAAGTGCCTGTTTGATTTCCATAGTCTCTCGTATAGACCTCATAGTGCATCGAACCGATAAATTGTTTCTGCACTGCGACTACTCCATAGTCCATACAGTTCCAAAACTGTAGATTATGTAACGTCATATCAGGTTTTGGTGTCTCAGGGGACGAGACAAAAGCGGATATTGGTAATTTATCGAACATTGCAGCGTACTCAGGCAAATAAGTCTCAAAATAAAAGGCACGACCAGGCATACTTTTTGCAGAAACCCAGACTCCTTTCACAAATTCACCATGACCTGACTGATGATCGGTCAAATACTCCTTTCTTACCCATACTTCGTAAGATGGGAGGTTAGTAATTAGTGTGCTCATAACCAGATTTGATCTTTTTTTGGGTAATTGTATAAAATTTCTTCGTTTTTGAAGATGATTCTTGTTGTTATATATTCTCCTTCTTCTCCAAGTCTCACATTTGACCTATCAGAGTGATTTACATAGTAAATAGAATACAATTTATCTAAATCACAGTCTAACCAGAACCCCTCATCATCACAACGTGTTAAATTTTCAACAAAATCATGTATTGATTCTGGTATGAGATCCCATTTATACTTCTCACACTGCTCTCTAGTGACTTTCCAGATCGTAAAATCTTCTTGAAGGTCGTGTAAAGCAAAAACTCCAACTCCTTCGCACACGTTACTGGGTGCTAGGTAAGTATGGAGTCCGAGATCGTATTCATTCATCCTCTATCGGACCTTTATAGTGAAATACTTCAACGTATGAATAACATTTAGGACAGGTAAAATTAGAAAAGAAGTCATATTCTGACTCCTCTCCATCATTTACATCTTCCATATCATGATCTGCTCCCCAGATCAACTCAGTTCCACAGTGCCAGCAGTTCACTTGCCCTGCCCTCTATATCTTTTCTTAGCTTTATTACGAGAGGTAGCGGAATATTTTGTATGTTGACCTCTTCCGATGCTTGTTTTTTTGGGTTTAGACTCGATAGTTCCACCCATGTTCCATTTTGCAGCCATTACTCACAAATTTCAGTAGTTAACGAGAGGGGATTCGGGAATTTTCCCTCATAGTATTGTTGTGCTATATCCTCCATCATATCACAATATTCCTCAGTAGTCAAGTTATCCCCTAAAACTTCCTGATTATGACGGATGCGGTATCTATATGATTCTGGTTTTTTCATGTCCCACACGTACTCTTGGATCACACCATATCTCAAATCCTGCTTCTTTTGCATCTAAACAGAACGAGACATCCTCGCCACACATATCCTGTACCTCACCAGACTCAAAGACTTGCATCTTTGGAGCAAACCAAGGATACTTCATCTCTTCATGCTCAAAGACACCCTTCTTAATTAATAACCATCCAAAACCCGTATAGTCAACTGTAAAGGGTTTCTTTCTCTTACCCATAGTTTCGAGGGTCTCATGGTTCATCACTCCACCGTTCTTGCGGAAGTCATCCTCCTCCATCCAGTGAGCTACTGAACTTGTATTCCCATCTTCTGTACAATACCATCCAGATGCTAGGTCTGTATCCATCAAAACTAACTGATAAAACTTCTCTGTATTAAAAACAATATCTGAGTCTATCCATAACTGATAGTCATATTTTAACTTTCCATCCCAAGGAACTTGGTCAGCACCTCGTAACACATTTGCACCTAAACACTTGCAACGTGCAAAGTTTACCATACTACTATAATCTTGAGATATCTGTATCTGTGCTCCTGCCTGTACAATATCAAAACATAATTGTACAAAGTTTTTTAAGAATGTATATGATACTCCTCTACCAGGTAAACAAAAGACAACTGATTTTCCTCGAATCATCTCCCTTGCTTTATCATAGTCCCACTCTGGTTTCGCTTTTGCTTTTTTTGCAATGGGCGATTTTGCTTTGACCGTAAATCCTTTAGCCATAATAACGTGTAATTACAAACTCATTATACCACTTATATAGTGGTCAGTCAATAAGATGATTCAGAAAGTTCTTTTCCAACTGTAGGGTTTTCCTCAATAAAAGTATATGTGATCTCTTCTTTATGATATGAAGTGTAGAGTTTACCCCATATAAAATGAAAGTCATCTTCATTTAAATTCTTGAAGATGCATTTATCTTGAAAGTAAATGTGATAGGTGCTATTCTCGTTCATTGATGATAATGTCGTCTCCATCGACCTTAATATTTATTTCTGTGCCCTCGTACCAGTCCATTTCATTAATGATCCATTCTGGTATCCTAACAAAGTATTCGTGAGTATAGTCATCGACCTCTACGGAGCCAAAATTTTCCTGGAAATTTTTTTGCATAAAATGGATTCTCATCTTGATTTTATATATCAAAAAAATTTTTTAAGTGCCCATTAATACACTTTCGATCTGGGTCGTTTATAGCTTAATGGTACCTTGCCATTTTAATATAAGGGGGGCGGGGGCGACCCCCCCACAACTGCTGACTGCACGAACGCACGAATGGGTGCTAACCCATTACACGCTGTAGGTACTGTATAAGGTCATCCTGCTTCCACTTCGCAGACTGTAGAAGCATTGCTTCGCCATACATTGGATAGTCTCCTGTATCCTTCGCTTCTGCTACGACCTCATCATAACACGCTTGGAACATACCCTTAGCATCTTTGCTGTAGTCGGTTGGATCAATGTAAAGGAAGAAGTCTTGAGTTAACATAATTTTCAAATTTGTTTTATATACCTTAATAATACCATAGGGAATGGGTACTGTAAAGTACCCAAACCTTAAATGAATATTAAGAGTTGTAGAACCAAATCTTAAGCGGGTCTGCTGAATTAACTAACCTCTGTATGTTGTCCTGTTGTAGTTTAAGAACAGGGATAGAAGATTTGTTTGCTTTGCTGATTCCCAACATTGCCTTAATTCCGTTGTTGGAAGTTAAGCGAAGTCTTAACCCTGTATCTACTGTATAAACTCCCCTTCTTAGGACTAACTTACGACTGGTTGAAATCTTATCAGTTGGTACTGTCTCAACCTCAAAACCCTTTTCAATTAGTTGAACTGATCTTAATCCGTAGTTAGGTGTATGGTATAAAACACCTGCCTTTGTATCGTTAATTACTACGTCAAGATCATTGAAGAGTGAGTTAATAACAAATACCTGTAGGTCTGCCTGTCTGATGTACTTAAGACCTAAGTTGCAAACCCTGTTGAACTCATCTCTTACTACGTCAATAGAGTTCTGTTGAAGATCAGTTTTTGAATTTCTGATGATTCTAACCCAAGTATTAAAAGTATCAAAATGGTCATCTGCGATTAGAGGAAAAGTTTTGGAAGTATTAACCCAATCAAAAGAACCTGAGTTAAGACCTTTTTTGTGCTTAATGCTGATGCCCTGCTTACCTGCTTCAGCATCTTCCTTCTGTTTTGTTCCTCCCAAGTGAGTAACTGTATCAGAGTAAATTTTCCACTCATTGAGTAGTTTGATTGTCTCATGTTCGTTTTTGATTCCTGAAAAATGAACTTGTCCAGTTGTGTTAAACATAGTGATCGACACCTGTGAATGTTTGTATGTACTTATTATAAAAGATAAGAGGGTAGGTTGTCTACCCTCAAATATTAAGAGATTATTAATATCCTAATGCGTATTTACTGCAAGGGTGTGGGTTATCAGGTGTACACCCGAAAGAGGCGAAGTATCTATCAAGTGCGGGTAGGTCTAACTCCTCATTGAGTTGGAATCCAACTCCGTAGAAGTCAACTCCCCCGATATGATCCACTCCCCATTCTGAGATCTCATCTACGAAAGTTTGGAAGTCTTCGCATAACTCTGCAATGTCTCTGAACTTTTCAACTGAGTCGATTCTGTTGATTAGTCTTGCAGTTTGTGATTTTGGAGAAAGGTTCATTTGAATGATTCCTGTTGATTGAATACAATATAATAATAGGTCATCAAGGGTATTAATCAACCCTTGAAACCTTAAATGAATGTTAAGCATTTAACGTACCTAATAAAAGAAAGTCGTAAATGTCGTTACAGATTTCTGTAAGTTGGTCATCTGATGCACCATGTAAAGGATCGTAATCTACAAAATCCTCCATAGGATCGCCACCCTCTGTAACCTCACGGATCGCTACATTGAAGAATTTTTCATCTGTAACGTATGCTTCGTGGAAGATGGTTTCATTCTCCCAAGTGTGTGTGAAAATCATTTTAAAATAATTCTTTGGTACATATTCATATTATCATAATAAATGCCCTTTTTACAAGGCAAATATTAAATTAATCTAAAGGATCTTCTGTCCCGTAAAATAACTGATAATAGAGATCGTTTTTTAAGTCAAAATATGTGAATCCGTCGCCCGACTCATACAGGGCGACGATTTCCTCATAGACTCCATCAGATAATGGGTGCATCTTCATACCAAGTTGTCTAAACGTGCTTGGGGAACTTCTTTCCCATCTTTCGCACCCCACTTGTTGATGTGCCTTGATGTTGTAACTGACCAAAACTGATCCGTTTTAACGTATCCTTCGCCAAAAATGTATGCCGCTACAGGTGTCCTGTAACTGAAGAGAATACGTGCTTCAGAGGTTTCAATCTCTGTCATGTTTGACGCAATGGGTGTTAGTTGCATTGATGCTCCTTTAATTACTTTTATACATTAGTCCATTTTTGAACAGAATGGGAAAACTGTGTGACACCTATTCGACTGGCATATCAAATGGATTTTTTCCATCTTTCCATGTTATCTTACCTTCTGAGTTATTGATATCAAAACAGATTTCGCACATACAATCAACGTCAGGGAATGAGTCCCGCCAGTCGTAATCCTCCTCTAATGGTGCGTCCCAGTAGTAATAGAGATCGGGTTGATAACTTGGAGAGGTGCTTCCATCAGCACCCCTAAATGTGCGGTCAAAGTTACAGCATACGTCACAATATGCCATTACTCTGGGTCCTCCCACACCAATTAATTTGCTTTACAAACTTATTATAAAATTGTTCATCTGTAGTATGTTCTAACTTAATTAAAAATTCATTAAGTACTTCAGATTCGCTACAATTATATAAGAAATCTGCCATGCTATTTGCTACATATTGTTGCAAATCTTCCATACTCATGCTATCAACAAGAGTATTAATATATGTCTCTTTAAGTGTCATTACTCTGCCTCCTCGAATACTTCACTTGTATCTTGAATTGTAAATTCAATTCCCATTTCTGAATCATATAGTTCAGCATCATGAAATTGACAATTTGTTAATGTATCATTCTTCATATAGTAGAATGTAATACTTTCATCATTATCAAATTGTGATAGCATTTCTTTTAATTCTGATACTTTCATTACACTGCCTCCGCTGGCGAAAATAGGTTTGAATAATAATCAACTTTTACATAGTCTCTATTCAATACACATAATTTGAATATGTATCCAAATATGTGTGAAAAATGATCTGATGTAAGTTCATCAAAATTCTGCCAATCTGAAACAGCAATTTGATTTTCTAAATCAGGTTGGTTATTCTTGAATGTAGGGGCACTCATAAAAGTGCCATTATCATCTAACCAAAAAGAGTGACCTAATAAGGCAGAATGTGTGTATAGTGGTTTGTAATCGTACATTAACCTAACCTTTTGTATAAGTGATAAATCTTGCCATCAATAGAGTCTATTCTATCCATAACTGGGATTCCGTCTATCAAATCCTCTTCCGCCGCTTCGTCATCAGCGTAGCACTTGTAATCTTCAAGAGCAGCATCTATTGTATCCCACTCGCCTTGAGTGAAAAATGCCTTGATAGTTGCAAGTTGGTCATAACTGAAATCTCTTGTTAGAGTCATTTTAAAAACCTCTGTGTGTTTGTATATACTAATGATAATCGAAAATTATCAAAAAGCAACGAGCGAGTGTGCCAGAGTTTATACTGGCACATCATAGGTTGACTTATTCTTTAAAATATGCCAATACTCTTCATAGGATAGAGTTTCTTCTTCCTCTGTATCCATATTCAAAACTATGTCAAATGGGTAGAAAGCATAATACTTAAAATGGTCATCTACATAATTTTTGATTTGTTGATACTTATTCATCATACATATCCTCTATATCAGGCAAATCAAAGTGAATAGCGGTATCTGTCCATAGTTCGCTATCCCAACCCGCCATTTCTTCAAATACACTTACTTGCCCAGTATCTTGGCGTATATTCTCAAAGTCAATATGTGCCTGCTCTGAGATAATCTCTCTCATTTGATCGGGCGTCAAGTTGTTTACATAGTCATCAACAAAACGTCTAACAACTTTGTCATACTCTCTCATTTC